CAAGGCAGACATCCTCTACACCGAGGACGGCAGGCCGTGCAGGCGCCGCGTCGGTTGGGCCAAAGAGTAGAAAGACCGCACACACAGCACGAAAGGATGCGTTACATAGACATGGACGGCACAGTCACTTACACAACCGCGCAGTTATTCCTCATGCTGGCCATCGCCTTCGCGGCGGGGGTCGGCGTGGGGCTCACAACCCAACAACAACAAAAGGAGAACGGCAAGTGAAGACCTCAATCAAAGAGCAAGTGGTGTTCGTCACCGACGCCACGGTCAAGGCCAACAGCGCTCGTAGGAACGGGCCTCGCACCAGCAAGTACCTGCGAATGACGGACGCCATCGCGAAGCGGCCCAACACGTGGGGAGTCCTCTACACCTCGCAGAAGAACCACAAGGCCCACATGGTGATGTACCACCTCCGCAAGCGGTACACGCGCCGCGCCGACGGAACCCCGTACATGGAGTTCAAGGTGTTCCGCAACCCGACGCTAAAGGGCACCATGCGGTGGTCAGTCGCGGGCCGCCTCCCGCAGGAGAACGCGCTCTAGTCACGAGCGGAAAGGGCGGCGTCCCGTGAACAACCAAAGCATCGTCCGCAGGGAGCGGGACTTCGGTTTGCGCCTGCGCGCCATCCGTCAGTCCCGAGGGCTGAGCCAGCAAATGTTGGCGGAGGCGGCAGGCGTGAACCGCAAGACGGTCAACCGCATTGAGTGTGGGCGTTTCTCCCCGAATCTCAACACCCTCATGCGACTGGCCTACGCCTTGTCGCTCAAGGTGCAGAACCTTGTGCGCGGCATCTAATACCGACTACACTGGGCTCAACTAGGGAGGAGAGACATGACCACACAACTTGACGGTCTGCGGGGGCACAAGTTGCTTCCCAAGGACCTCGCGCAGACCATCCCGCCGCTCTACTGGACGGAAAAGCAGAACACGGCATCGCCGCCGCTGGTGTACGCCAAGTTCTTCTCGCCGTACAACGGGTGGCGCTGGTTTGCGTTGGAGTACGACGGCGACGACACGTTCTTCGGGCTGGTCATCGGGTGGGACGCCGAGTTGGGCTACTTCTCGCTCAAAGACCTGTCGGAGGCGGCCATCACGCTCCCCGACGGGACGCGGGTGCCTGCGGTGGAGCGCGACTTGGGGTTTGAGGTCAAGTCGCTGGACGAGGTCAAGAAGGACTTGGCCGCGGCAGGTGCTTTGCCGTACTAGCGCTGACGTCGCGCGAAGCGGCGTGTATGGTGGCCGCATGTCCGACGGACGGTGGTCACCACTGCACAGCGCCACGCTCGCGCTCAACGAGATGTTCGTGACGCTTTGCAACACGGGATTCACCGAATCGCAAGCGCTCAGGCTCATTGCGTTCCTCATTGAGGACATGCAGATGGACAACACCACGGACGACTAACCCCCCTACACGCGGGGTAGACCGCCCTTTACTTTACACTGGCGGCCTCATGGCAGAGAGACCTGACCTCAGCGAGATTGGCTCCTCGGGGCTTCAACGCACCTCGGGGTTCGTCATTGACGACTTCATCAGCGACCTGCGCGGTCTGCGCGGTGCGCGCGTGTTCCGCGAGATGTCAGACAACGACCCCGTCATCGGCGCCCTCCTTTATGCGATTGAGCGGCTGATTCTGGCCATTGACTGGACGGTGGAGCCGTTCCACGACAAGAACGAGGTGGTCAAGAAGAAGGACGAGCAGGCGGCCAAGTTCGTTGAGCAGTGTATGCACGACATGAGCGAGTCGTGGTCGGCGACGCTGTCGCAAATCTTGTCGTTCCTGCCGTTCGGTTTCGCCTACTGCGAACTGGTCTACAAGAAACGGAAGGGGTATGACGCCGACGGGCGGGGCCGCTCCAAATACACCGACGGGAAGGTCGGCTGGCGCAAGATTGCGCTTCGCGCGCAAGAAACCCTGTGGGACTGGGACTTTGACGAGCACGGCGGCGTCCGCGGGATGCGCCAGTCCGACCCCGCGGTCCCCAAGGGCGTGGTCTACATCCCCATTGAGAAGGCGCTGCTCTTCCGCACCCACAACGCGCGCAACAACCCCGAAGGGCGGTCTGTGCTACGCAACGCTTACCGTCCGTGGAAGTTCAAGAAGACGATTGAGGAGATTGAGGCCGTCGGCGTTGAGCGAGACCTCGCTGGCCTACCAGTCGCCTACGTGCCGCCGTCCATGCTCTCGTCTGCGGCAACGACCGCCGAGGTGACCGCCCGTAATGCGATGGAAGACCTGATTCGCCGCATCAAACGGAATGAGAATGAGGGGGTGTTGTTCCCGTTGGCCTACGACGAACAGGGTCGCGAACTCTACAAGTTGACCCTTCTGTCGTCTGGCGGCAGCCGCCAGTTCAACACGGACCAGATTGTGGGCCGTTACGACCAGCGCATCGCGATGGTGGTGCTGGCCGACTTCATCCTCCTTGGCCACGAGAAGGTCGGCTCGTTCGCGCTGGGCGCCTCCAAGATTGACCTGTTCACGTCGTCCATCCAGCAGATTGCCAACTCAATCGCCGACACCTTCAATGACCACGCCATTCCGCGCCTGTTTAGGCTCAACGGCATGGACACTTCACGGCTGCCGAAGATGAGGGCGGGCGAGATTACGCACGTGGACCTCGGGGTCCTCGGGGACTTCATCTCCAAGATGACGTCGGCTGGTGCGATGCAGCCCGACGCCGAGATGGACAACTTCTTGCGCTCGTTGGCTGGTTTGCCCAAGCGCTCCGAGCAGGAAGGCGGCCTCATGGGCCAGACGGGGATGGCGCCGATGACGGGTCAACCCCCCGCGCCCGCAGGGCCGCCCTCCCAGCCGACGCCCGAGCAAATGCCTGCGGCCCCCGAACCAGCACAAGACCCGTTCGCAGCGTTAGGCGGCAAAGCAACCCCATCGGCTGGCTGACATGCCGTTCATCTGCACGGATGCCTCGGCACCAGCCCAACATCGCCACTCTGGCCGCAACCGAGAAACGCCCGAGCAGGTGTTGAAGGCGGTGGATGACCTCACCGACCCCGTGCTCAGGGCCGAGATTCGGGCACTGGCCGAGTTGTATCAAACCGCTTTCGCTGGGCTGTCCGCCGCCGCTACTACGGCCCGTAATGCGATGCTGGCGGTGGGCCGAACGGGCACGCTTGACCTGCGCTCGTTTCAAGAGGTGTTTGCCCAAGAGGTGGTCCGCAATCTGAGCCGCGCCCTTGGCGACATTACCGATGGCACCCGCGAGCAGTTGTTGAGGGATGCCGAACGCGCCATGCGGGATTTGCCCGAGGGAATCTCAATGCGAACGTCCTTTGACCGTACGGACCCGCGCGCAATCGCGTGGGCCGAGACGCGCGCGGGCAGCCTGATACGCCAGATTGAGGCCGAGGCGCTGGCCTCGGTGAGGCAGATAATCGCCAACGCCCTCGGCTACGAGGGCGGTGTGGTTGGGGCGGCAAATGAGATTGCGCGTGTTGTGGGGCTACACGACCGTTGGGCTCGGGCGGTGGACAACTTCTACGACCGCGAGGTTGACCGTTTGACCGAACTGGACCCCGACATGCCGATGGAGACCGTGTTGGCTCGGGCGCAGACGGCGGCTGGTGACTATCGGTTGCAGTTGACGAGTGCGCGTGCGGCGACGATTGCGCGGACCGAAATCATGGCGTCGCAGAACACGGGCACGTTGGTCGGTTGGTTGCAAGCCGCCGACCAAGGCTATTTGGACTTGACGCAGGCCTACAAGGAGTGGGTGGTTGGCCCCGATGGGTGGGCTGGGATTGAGGTGTGTGAGGTGTGTTTGGAGTTGGGCGGGCAGACGGTGCCCGTGTTGAGCGTGTTCTCCAACGGTGAGGCCACGCCGCCCGCACACCCGAACTGTCGCTGCTCTATGAGTCTGATTGTGGAGACGGGGTTGAAGTGACGACTTTGGCTGACGTCCTCAAGGTGTCGTTCGGCGGTGACCGCTCCGCCGCAGGCAGATACGCCGCCGAACAGCGATGGAAGGGGCACGTCAAGCGGGCGGAGAGGGAGCCGTCAGGGTTTGTCGGTCGCCCACTCGTTCGGGAGGAGGAATCGCATCTCCGCAAAGACCAACTAATAGACGAGTTGAACAGGGATGCTCTCAAGTTGTTTGACGACAATCCGAACCTTCACGACCAACTCCCGCGCCACACTCCCAAGATGTACCAAGCGGACATTGAGCGCAGGGACCTAGCCATCCTCGCGAAGATGGTGGTAATGCGCGACCTAGCCAGAGGTCTTTCGGAGTATGCGACGGACCCAGCGAAGATAGAGATTCTCCAACGGGCAGCCACCGAGATTCTTTCTTTGCGGCCCAGCCAAACGCGGAGAGGTGCGCCTTCGGACCTTCTGGAGCAAGTTGTAGACAGCGTGTTGCAGGCATGGGCAAGTAGCACTCAAACCCCAACGTCATTAGAACTCAGCGCGGCGGCTGCACGAGTCTTTGGCTATCCCACGGCCTTCACGGATTACCTCGGCGAGGAGGTGGGGGGAGGCGGTCAGACGGGGTTTGCGGTCCGAGCCCTCATGGATGACCTTGTACGACAGATGCACGCGAACACGCAGGCGTACTTCAAGGCCAAAGGAATCAAAGAGGTCACGGTGTATCGCGGACAAACTGGGGGAAAGGATGGACCGCAGAGCCAAACCGTCATGCTAAGGCCCCTGACTTCTTGGTCGTTAGACCCTGACACAGCCAATCAGTTCGGAAACGCCAAGGGTGGAATCGTCGCGTCGGCGAGGGTGCCCGTCACTCGCCTGCTCTCCGTTCCATTTACTGGTGTCGGGTGTTTGGGAGAGGCCGAAATGGTTGTAATCGGCGCCGAATCCATTCGCGTCGTCATAAGTGAACCAGACAGGGAAGAGGAATGAGTGTGGACGTGAATGACAATGACTGGTTGAAGTACCTCGCCTTTGACTTCCCTGACGTTCAGACGGTGTCGGAGTTTGAGCAACGGTTTGACGTGCCCACCGAAGGCGAACCCCGCGAGGAGCGGCTACGGGAACTGGCCGCGTATCCGTGGGCTGCGGTTACGCCTGCGCCGATTCGGGCGCTGCTTCAACCGTTTATGGGCCCGACGTTGGCCGATGTTCTCAAGGTGTCGTTCGGTGGTGACAGGTCGGCGGCTGGACGGTATGCGGCGGAGCAACGCTGGAAGGGCCACGTCAAGAGAGACGACAGGGAAGGGCGCCGTCGGGGAAGTGGCGTGGACGTCGTAGCGCTCCAAAGGCGGGCTAAGGAGTTGGCGGAACGCGCATCTGCCAACGACGTGGCGCGCATGATGGGGGGAAAGGTTTATGTGGATAGCGGTGGCGACGTCAATGACCGTGTGAGCGCCGAAGGTATGGCGTTGTCGGCGGAGATTGAGCGGTTGGGGCGCGATGTGTTGACGCTGGCCGAGGCAGAGGCGGAGAAGGAGGTTGGGGCTGCTGCGATGGCCGAGTATCGGACGCTGCGTGCGGAGGGGGACGCTGCGGCTGACCGCATCAGGGCCTTAGTGGCTCGGGCTCGGAGCGGCCAGTTGAAGGCCAGCGACCTTTGGGATGATGAACTGTTCGGGGCGAGGGTTGCTGAGTCTGTTAGGGACTTTGGGGGCAAGTTGGGAGAGCAGGCGGTGCGCGACATGGCGACGGACAGCCTGCCCACTATCAATGAGGCCTTTGACGTACTGCGGAAGGCGGAGAGAGTGCTGGCGGTTGTTGACTTTAGAGTGGCAGAACTGCATCGGTCTGTGCCGTCGGCGGAGCGGTTGGCTGCTCTTGAGAGGCAGGCCCGCGACCTTGACGCCGCTTATCAGAACGGGGAACCGGGAAACAGA